ACCGAAATATGAGCCGTCTAAGCGCCGTTTGACATTCCCCAATGGGGTACTAGCCATAATCTATTCTGGGGAAGAACCCGACGAACTCAGGGGACCGCAAAACCAGAAGGCGTGGGTAGATGAATTGAGCAAATTCAAGTACCCGAAGGACACTTGGGATAATCTGATGTTTGGATTAAGGGTAGGGTCGAAGCCACAGGCAATAGTAACTACGACACCGAGACCTATCAAGCTAATCAAGGAGCTGGTGGCGGATGAGAGGACGGCAGTTACACTTGGGCATACACTAGAAAACAAGGATAACTTAGCTCCTGATTTCCTGAACTATGTCCTGCGGAAATATGAGGGCACTCGGTTAGGGCGGCAGGAGCTAGCTGGGGAAATACTCGATGATAACCCAGACGCTCTATGGGATAGACAAAACATCGATGACTTGAGGCAAAGGGAACACCCTGACTTGATTAGAGTCGTTGTTGCTGTAGACCCGGCTGTTAGTACTAAAGAGGAAAGCTCGGATACTGGAATTATAGTTGCCGGCATAGCCAACGTTGCCGGGTCGTTACATGGTTATATTTTAGACGACCTCACTCTGAAAGGAACGCCTGACCAGTGGGCAACAGCAGCGGTGACAGGCTACCATAGCATGAGAGCTGATAAGATAGTCGGTGAAGTCAACAACGGCGGCGACATGGTGGAATATACTGTGAAGACAGTTGACCCCAATGTGGCTTTCAAGCAAGTTCATGCCAGCCGTGGCAAATACATCAGGGCAGAACCTGTCTCGGCTTTGTATGAGCAGGGTAGAATTCACCATATTGGGTTCTTCCCTGAACTGGAAGACCAACTTTGCGAATGGACACTGGGCGACAAGTCCCCTGACCGATTAGATGCTCTGGTCTGGGCGATAACCGAACTGATGCTGGAGGAGGAGAGGGGGGAGAGCATAGTGGTTCTCGACAGTATGAAATTAGTCGGTAACATGGATTTAAGTTAAAGGAGTTCAAAACAAAAGACGTAAAGCCTTAATCGGTTGTAACTATGGGCATTAAAGAGGAGAAAATCATCAATGGCAGAAGATAAACGCAATCCAGGCTTCGTCGACTTTGATTTGCTACTACAGGAAGCCACACAATCAGTCGAACAAGAGCTCGCCCTAGAAGACGCTGGTTGGATACAATTTGGAGCGTCTTCCGCTGACGTCGTAACACCCCTTGAACGAATTAACAATCTTAAAGCCTCTCGGATTTACTATACCAAAGACCCACTGGGGAGGCAAGCTATCCGTTTGTGGACTGACTATACGTTTGGTTCTGGGATGACTTTCCAAGCCCAAGACGATAAGGCACAAGAAGTCTTAACTAAATTCTGGGGTGCTCCATGGAATGCCCCAGTCTTCTCAGCAAGGGGGCAACGTAGGTCGTCCGATAAACTATTGGTAGATGGTGAGATATTCTTCGTAGTGTTCCTCGGCCCCAATGGAGATGCAATAGTTCGGTGGATAGACCCATTAGAAATCGAGGAAATCATCACAGACCCGGATGATATTGAGAATGTTCTTTACTTCGAGCGGCAGTGGTCTGATAGACAAGGCGAGGCTCATAAGACTTTCTACCGGGGCAAAACTAACATCGAGAATAAGCCCACTATCAATGCCATGCGACAAAAGGTGTCTGCTACCGATGACGGGATTGTTTTCCATTTAACATATAATACCATTACTCAGCGAGGCAATCCGTTATTATTGCCGGCTTTGGACTGGATTAAGCAATATCGTCGCTTTTTAGCCTCTAGGGTGGCAATTATGATGGCTTTAACCCGGTTTGCATGGAAAACTAAGATGGCAGGTGGTCAATCAGTTATAGACGCTAATAAGGCTAAGGTGAATGTCGAAGATAAGCCTCCGGCTGCTGGTTCTTGGATTATGGAGAATCTGGGGTCGGACACGACTCCGATTAAGACCGATACCGGCGCCGGGAATGCTTACCAGGATGGGCGCCAGTTAAAACTTCAGGTGGCGGCAGCGACTGGCATACCGGAGCAATACTACGGTGATATCTCTATAGGGAACTTGGCTACAGCTAAGACGGTTGAACTTCCTATGATGAAGCAGTTTCAATCGTTACAGAAGGTGTGGGAGGATTTTTACCAAGAGATTGATGAGGTAGTCTTACAACATAATGATATTGCCCCGGATAAATGGTATGTTGACAGGAACTTCCCATTGATAGCACCGAGGGACGTGGATTCTGCTGCGACTGCTATAGAGAAGATGGTCAATACTTTCCCATCATTTGCAGATTCTGACGAGGTAAAGGGAGCAGCTCTTACGATACTTGGCATTGACGATGTGGCTGAAGTGTTGGATAGTATAGAGAAGGTTATCGCCAGTAATCCTGATGCTAAATTAGCCAAAGTGCTGAGGGAATTTAGAGGGATGATTAGCAACAATGGAAAAGGAGAATATAGTGGCTACGAAAAAGGAACTGGTATTGAAGCCAAAGCCAGAAGTTCGAGAGGTCAAGAATGATATTTGCCAAATCTGTCAAGGAAAAGGATTCACCGAACATGGGCAAGGAGGCATTCTCAGAAGAAAGTGTGGATGCGGAACACTCTCAGTCGAAGAACAGATTAGAGTTATCCCTCCAAGAACTAGACAGGCTGATAGAAATAGCAGAGGATAAGATACCGGCGAACCCGAGGTCGCCACAAAATCAAAAGCATCGGAGAGCGTTTCAGAGAGCAATGGAGAGATACTTCCAGAATCTGGAGACGGCGTTTCCGTATCGGAAGGTGGAGAGGATATATAAACGATACGTGACGGAGGACTAGCATGGCTGATACGACTTATAATCTTATGATACCACCTACAAAAGCAATCGATAATGGTGATGGCACTTATTCTGTGTCTGTAGCTTTATCTACACTTGTGCCCTCAGGAATAGCGAAGGCGGACATATTTAACACAGCACTACCCGCTGCAGAGGGAGATTGGCTTGGCGCAGATATAACACCCACTAAGAGTCCAAGTTATTTAAATATATACGTTTCTGTATCCATACTTGGCATTTTGAGAGTAGCAAGAACGGTGGGGGGTGTCACGGTGACAGAGGATCTAAACAGTGGGGTAAATCTGGTTGCTGGAGCTGCTTATATGTTTACAATTCCATGGCGAACTGGGGACAGTATAAATATCCGTTATTCGACTACCACTGGCACAATAAACCGACTTCTGGTTGACGAGATAGGAGGTGGCTAAAATGGTTTATCCGCCACAAGGTTTATGGACACCTCCAAGAACAGCCACACTCGTAGTGGCTGCTTATAATGCTAGCGATAAATCGAAGGTTCAGGCTGACTTTGTTTGCGATGGTATAGCTGATGAGGTTGAAATTCAGGCGGCGATTGATGCTGTTTGGGCTCTTGGTGGTGGTACTGTTAAGCCCTCTGAAGGAGATTTTTATCCTGCTGGCCGTATTACCCTACACTCTAGAGTTGATGTAATAGGTTCCGCTGGAACTAAAGTCCATTCATGGGACCATGGGGAGATTTTTACAGAACCTACACCGAGATTATTCAGTCTGGATGCCGATGCAGCAAACTGGGTTGTAGAATCGGGGACCATAGCTTTAGCAGATAGTGCTGCCCAGTATACTGAGGGTGTTGGAGCATTGAGGGCTGTTGTAGCCGTAGGTGGGGAGATTAGTAGAACTTTCGCCGCCGAGGATTGGAGCTATTTTGAGTTCTTTCATATCTTTGTATGGAGTACTAATGATTATGTTGAAATTACATTCAAGGTACAAGATGCTGATGGTAATTACGACAGATGGCACTTTGAAACACAAAGACCTGATGGTTGGAATGAATTTACTCTTCCTCTTCGTAATCCCGATGATTCTAATGGGGTTGTTGATTATACCAGAATTGTTACCATTACTATAGATGACCTTGTTGCTGGAGATACCTATTATTTTGATGACATTAGAGTTGTTAAAGGCTATGGTGGGCTTGAAAACCTTGATATTGTTGGTACAACTGCTGTTATAGCAGGTACTACCATTACTACTTCGGCGTCCGAGGTTTATTTCAAGAATTTACGCTTAATAAATATAGCAGATGAATGTTTCACTATAACTTACGCTAGAAGACTTACAATTGATGGTTGTTTATTGTCTGGGTTGTGGGGTGCTGTAGCCTTGGGTGAGGGGGGGCCTAGACTTGAGTTATTTAGTACTTATAGATGTCGCTTCATAACCATCATTAACAATAAGATTGTTGGAGTTCCACAGGAAGGAGTGATTCTAACTGGGAATGATATTTTATTTAAAAACAATCAAATCTTAAATGCAGGTACTATTGCGGTGCGAGTTCGTAGTGATATTGGCAATACTACATATAGATCAAGTGACATTAGGATATTAAATAATACCATACGGAATGCGGTAATAGGAGTTTCTATCAGAGCTGAAGCTGGTGGTGGAGCTACCCATTGTCTGATTGAAGATAATGATATAGGTAATTTACAGTTTGATGGAGTAGATGTTGAGACTAATGGGCATCGCATTCTTAATAATAAGGTTCGTAATGTAAGGGTAGGGATAAGTCTTCGAGCAGGTGCTGATGACATCCGTGCATCAGGGAATTTTGTAGAGGATTCCACCACTGGGATAAACATAGAAAGTGATGATAATATAGCTAAGGAAAATTATATCAAGGACTGTACTACAGGTATCAATATTACGGCGACGGCTGAACGCAATGTTTTTAAGGATAATAGATTTGACACTGTCACCAATCCAATAGTCGATGCTGGTGTTGACTCGATATTTGACTTGGCTATCGAGGCAGTTGTCCTCGACCTCTCTGGTGGAGCCACTGATTTAGTCACCTTCCACGCTGTTGGAGGCCATTATCTCTGTGGTTACACAGTGCTCTATACCGAAGCTAGTTCTGCCGATGCCGGGGTAAACATCAGGATAGGCAGGCTACAGGCTGATGGAACCTTTGACGATGACTATTACGACATCGTCGCTAGTGAGATAAATGAGGCAAAAGGTTACTCCACACGTTATAAGACAGCTGATTTACTCCAGATGGCTATCGCCGATGGTGAGAGTGTAACTGTTGGAACAGTAGGTGGAAAGACAGGCGCTGGTGAAGTTAAGATAATCTTGCATATAGCGAAGTTATAGGAGAACTGAGTAATGGCGGATAGAGTAGTTTACATAAATGAGGCTGGCGGGCTTGAAGACAGAGGAATCGTAGATGGTAAGATAGTTACCCACGCTGCCGATATAGCTGCTCATCAGTATAGTCTTATGCTTAAAGTTCGAACTGGTGAGTATTTCCACGGTGTCCCGGTATATAGTGAGACACTAAACGCTTTAGTGGCCGACCAGATATATGCTGTCCCTTTTATAGTAGAGAGAGCTTTGACTATAGATCGGTTAGCGATTGAAGTTACTACTGGCGATGCTGGTAAAATAGCCAGATTGGGTATTTATAATGATGGGGCTAATATGTATCCAGGGACATTAGTTCAAGATTACGGAACAGTATCAGTTGCTGCGGCAGCTGTGGTTGCGGCTAGTGCTGACCAAGCACTTACTCCTGGTCTATACTGGTTAGTCGTGGTGTCCGATGGTGTTCCAACCTTATCGTGGCATAGTTATATATCCTTCGGCCTTGGGCAGACTGCAACAACATTTGATGTACCAGGTCGTGTTTGGATGGGATGGTATAAGGGAGCCGTTGGGAGCGGAGCTTTAGCAGACCCATTTGTCGCTGCAGGAACGTTACAGAGACAATCCATGCCAGCAGTATTACCAAGATTGAAAACGCTTGACTAAGGAGGTAGAGATGCCAGAAACAAGATATGAGATAGTATTCAAGGATGGGGTGGAAATAAGCAGGACGCCTTACGAGGTCTCTGATGAGGAATTGGCCAGAGAGCAAGCAACAAAGGACTGTAATGATACGCATTTAGATTTACAGCAACTCTTGAAGGATTGGGGTGGCCTTAATTTTGCTCAGAAGCAGGCGGCAATCGTAGAGACATATCCAATAGTTGTCAGGTTATGTCTTATGTGTGGAGAGAAAGCCGGATTATTCATAGTCGATTGGTGATTTAGATGGCTTTAGCGTCAGATATCGAAAGTATTATAAACCCATTACTAGCTGCTTTTAGCTCTCAATTGGCAACGATGGTTGAGAGGGAGCTAATAAATATCTATGTCTCTGGAGAATGGAATGAGCAAGGAATTAAATTTACCAAATCTTGAAGAAGCAGTAAAGGAAATGAGAAAACATTGTAAAGAAACTGTTGGAGTTATCACTGCCGAAATGAGGAAGAATTGTTACACTGTTGAGTGGGGCTTTCTAACTAGAGAAGAATTTGAGAGAATAACCAGAAAGGAAATAGAATAATTGCCACTGGAAAAAGATATTGATGGATCGTTAACCCCTTTAGTGGTTGCACTTTCGGCGGGTTTATTGGCTAGTGTGAGAGATGAGCTATTACTTATCTATAAGTCAGGGGAGGCAGAGATGACAGCTTGGGCTAAATTAACTATTGCTTCTCCGCCAGCCCCTAAAGTTGCCATAGACTTTGCCAGGGAAAGAGGGGCACAGTTAGTTACTCAAATGAATGAGACTACCAAGAAACGATTAGCTAATGTTATAAGTGACGGTATCAAAAATAAGAGAGGGGTACCTGGGATTAGCCAGGATATACGCAAGACATTTGCAGACATGACTAGATATAGGTCGGAGTTGATTGCCCGCACAGAAACTGCCAATGCTTTAACCCATGCGAGCCTTGATAGGATGGGCGATTTAGGGGTTGATGGAAAGGAGTGGGTTACTGTGGGCGATGACCGTGTGAGCCTAGAATGTCAGAGCAATGAAGCACAAGGCGTTATTCCTATTGACCAAGAATTTACCAGTGGTGTTATGGGACCGCCACAGCACCCCGCATGTCGCTGTGCGATAGCCCCCGTTATGCTAAGGAAGTAAAGAAATATGTTTGCTTACTTTTATAAGACATATTGTAGATGTGCCGCAGCGCCAGCGATGTTGAGGAGTTAGATGGTAACCGACAGAGTAAAAATCCAGAAGCCAGAGGATGAGGAACTCAAGAAGCAACTCGACAAAGTTGACTGGAGTATGTTTCTTCAGTATGGGTGTGTTAAAATACAGGTAAGGCAAGGGAAAGCCGTTTTGGTAACTAAAGAGGAGACTGTTAAACTGGATTAAAAACCGAATAGATAGCGATGTTGTGGAGTAGAGCAGTGGTTAGCTCGTCAGCCCCATAAGCTGAAGGTCAGGGGTTCGAATCCCCTCTCCGCTACCAAGCTAATAGAATAGTAACTAGCTAAACGGAAGAACCGATAGGCAGAAACGCTTATCGGTTCTTTTTTTGTTTTTGGAGAAGCAGAAATTACTCTTGAAAAAGAACAACAGAGATTAATAAAGGAGGCAAAGTCAATTGCCATACGCAAGGAATAGTGAGTTACCAGACGCAGTGAAGGCGTTGCCTACTGCCGGTCAGACAATGTATAGGAAAACATTTAATTCTGCGTTTGAGCAATACGATGATGAAGGCAAGGCTCATGCTACTGCGTGGGCTCAAGTTAAGACTCAGTATAAGAAAGTAGGCGATAAATGGGTCGCAAAGGAGGCTTCAATGCCGAAAGTTAAAGAGAAGATGAGTGATAAGGACAGGTCGAATATCATTCAGGCAGCACTAGAGGAACACTATCATAGAGATACTCAAGCGTATCCTGGCTCACCGATACCTTCGCTACGTGACATATACGAAGATAGCGTGGTCTATAATCTGGGCGGTTCTCTCTTCGAAGTCACATATACTATGGACAAAGCGGGGAAGGTCACTTTTGGGGAGGTGACTAAGAAAGTCATTGCACAGACAGTTTACAAAGCTATTGAATCTCTAAGAGAGAAATACGCCGAACTCATACAGGAAGCTGGGGAACGTGGAGTGGCTATGGATGCCCTACGAGAAGTGGCTGAAAGCTGTGATGCCTTAATAGGTGCCGATGAACCTGACGAAGATGCCGTTAATGAGGCTATCAGTGGCACGGAGAAGGCTATAGAGTGGATGCGGCTACAAGAGGCTACAAAGACTGAGGATGGCGTGTCATATCCATCAAGTGCCTTTGCTTATGCCCCTGACCCTGGTAGACCTTCCACTTGGAAATTAAGGTTATGGGAAGACCCCGAAAAGAAGGTTACCAAAGCGCAGCTTGGACGAGCTGCGGCGGCTTTGTCACCAGGTGGGTTCCGTGGTAATAGGATTGAGGTTCCCAGCAGTGCTCTTGCTGGGGTAAAGGCAAAAATAAGAGCAGCTTACCGAAAGCTAGAAGTCAAAACAGAGGACATACCTAAGTGGGTTAAGGATGCTGATATGAGAGAACGAGTATCAGAATCATGCGAGATCAGTATTGATGAAGTAACTAAAGCGGGAATCGCTAAAGGTATCGTTCCAGTTCGCATTATCAAGCCAGGGTTTAATACATCCGAATCAAGATACTATTCCGAGCAGGCAGTGAAAGATGCTGCCATGATATTCGATGGTTCCAAGATGTATGCCGATCATGCCACCGAATCGGAGGAAAAAGAGAAGCCTGAGAGATCCATCAGAGATTGGGTGGCTACGTTACACAATACTAAAGTGGCAGATTCAGGCAATGCGGTGGGGGAAGCTCATATCAACGCTGGTTGGTTGAAGGAAAAGATAGCTAACCTCTTTGAACAGGGTGACCTCCAACACTTAGGAACGAGTATCAATGCTGTTGGTAAAGGCACCAACCAGACTATCGAGGGGAAAAAGACAGTCCTAGTCGAGGGGCTGGTAAAATCAACGTTTCAATCAGTAGATTTTGTTACCGAACCGGGAGCAGGGGGGCAAGCTGGACTGAGGGAAAGCGCCAGAGAGAATTTCTTGGACGTTGACCTGATGGACTTAGCGGAACTCCGAGAAGCTAGACCCGATTTAGTAATGATTATCGAAACTGATATCAAGGAATCAATAAGGCAGGAGGTCAATGAGAAAATGGCTGAAATCAAGGAACTCGAAGACCTGAAAGGACAGGTCGAAACACTAACCGCGGAGAATGGCGAACTCAGGACACAGATTGAAGAGGCAGAGAAGGCGAAAGCGAAAGCTGAAGCACAAGCCACTATTAAAGAGGCTGTAGACAAGGCAGAGCTACCCGGGGCTGCTAAGGCTCGTCTGATTGAGAGGTTCGCCGAGGCTACCACCGATGAAGGGGTGGCAGAGGCTATCAAGGCAGAGGCCGATTACGTTATGACCATTAAGGGTGACGGAAGGGTTAAAGGTCTTGGTGGGTTCAAAGTCACCAAAGAAGTGGCTATTGAAGAGCTTAAAAAGTCCTTTAGGGAAGCAAACCCAACGTGGACTGATGAGCAGGTTCAAATCGCTGCCGATGGTAGATAAAAGGGAGAAAAAATAATATATAAGGAGGCAATATAATGCCTGCATTTGGAGTTTACCCTATAGCGGACGTCCTCACCGTTGGAGATGAAGTGTCATCTACTTATGAGGGCAGACATGTCACAGTCTTAGAAAGTGACCTGATTCACCCGACACACGCTGATGGAATGGCAGACCATGGTGACCCTGTTGTCTTTGGAACTACGGGATTGCAAGCTGTCGGTGTAGTGGTCGGGCCGAGTGCTGCGGTTGCGGCTGACTTGGTTACTGTGGACACCGAAGGAATCTGGGCAGTTGATGTCTATGCGCAGGATGACGCTGGTGCCAGTGCAGTAGCTGGTGGCGACCTGCTCTATATCAGTACCGTTGCGCCAGCCGTTGTCAGTAAAATCAGCAACCAAGCTACACAGATACCGTTCGGTTATGCTCTTGGTATCGTGGGGGCTGGACTAACTGAAGTCATCGCTGTTAAAGTCCACTTCGACCCGTCACTGGACAACGCCAAGAGAACCTACATAACCGTAGCCACTGGTGCGTATGTCTATGGCAAGCATCACACTTCGATATTTGCTGGTGGAGAGTCAACTGGTCTGGAGTATTTTGACCAGCAAGTGTCTGGTACGCAGACAGGCGGAATTTACGGACTAGGTACCTGGATGGAATTGGCAGCGGGGTTTACCAGTAATGGTAGCTTAATCGTAGCTCACGAAATCGGTATCTATGACGCTGGAGCCACGCTAAACGTCAATGGACGGGTAGTGATGCAACAGATACAGGCTATACTAGCTTCTACTCCAGGAACGTCCCTTCATATCTGGAGAATTAACGTTGCTGCTGCTGGTGGCGCAGTCACGGCTTTGATAGCTGCGGCTAACCCTACATCGGTTGGCTTTGTGGCTGGAGCAGGTGTAGCAAGTGCCAAAAATGGCAATATACCCATTGCTGACGTAGTGGGTACTGGTGTTGTTTGGGTACGGACATACGCTGCTGCAAACTAGGTAAATTAAAAAAGGAGAAAAAGTAAAATGCGGAAACTAAACTTAAAAGACTATCAGGTAACACAAAAGGTAAGAGGCGGTGACGGAGAACTTATTGATATTAGCGGACCTTTTCCAGTTAAAGATTCCATACTCAATATCATGTTCCTGCCTCATTTAGGACTGCAAGGTGCTGAGGCGATTAAGCAGCAAGTGCTAGCGCATAAGATTGAGCAATCCGAAGATGAAATAATCCTTGAAGAAGCAGAATATGAAAGAGTTAGAAAAGCCGCTGAAATGTACACTATTGCCAAACGACCTGAAGTGGAACTGATAGACCGCATCCTAAATCAGACACCTGAAATAGAATAAATTAAGGAGGCTATGAAATGCCTGAAGTATTGTTTGAAGAATCCATGAGAGAGGCTACTGGCTATATGTCCAATAGAGAGCGGGGAGTAGCATTTCCGCTTGAGAGGATAAAGGAAGTCAGTGACCTACTCTACAACAGCACATACCAGGGGCGGAGGCTCATGGCGCACGAGCGTGAGTATCTCATTCGTGAGGCACTGACAACCAGCGACTTTCCGCTCATGTTTGGTGATGTGCTAGACCGCCAACTCCTTGCCGCCTATAAGGCGGTTGAACCAGCGTGGAAACCCTTTACCAAGATGTCCACAGTCAAGGACTTCCGTACCGCTTACCGGTTTGCTACTTATGGCGGTGACCAGTATCTCGCTAGAGTGGGTGAGAAGGGTGAATACCTAGCCAGTGAAAGGGAGGAACTACGTTATACCATCGCCGTCCTGAAATACGGCAGACAGTTTGACTTATCTTGGGAGACTATGATTAACGATGACCTCGGCGCTCTCAGGGATACACCCGAAAGGTTTGCCCGGGCTGCTATGAGGACGGAGCATCGGATTGTCACCACGCTATATGCAAGTGATGTCGGTGCTCATGTTGAGGGTGCCGGTGGTAATCTGTACCAGGTTGGTGTCAACTGTGTCGCTACTGGTGCTGGACCACTTACTATCGCCAATCTTGAGACCGGGGTTGAGACCATGAACCAGTTTACCGACATCGGAGGTGAGCCAATCATGGCAACGCCCAAATACCTGGTGGTTTGTCCTGCACTGGAGTTCACGGCACGTCAGATACTTACCAGTGCTACTAAGATGTGGACTGATGGTGCAGGGGCTATCTCTGTACATCCGACTGCCAATGTTATATCCATGATAGGTTTGCAACTGATTGTTGACAAGTATCTACCCATCGTCAACACCGGTAACGACCAAAACACGCAGTGGTATCTATTCGCTGACCCGGCCGATATTGCCGCCCTGGAAGCGGCTCATCTGAGTGGGCATGAGTCACCTGAAATCGCCATGAAATCCAGTGATAAGGTGACAGTAGGCGGTGGACCGATAAGTCCGTTTAGCGGTGACTTTGCTACCGATAACGTATTCTACCGAGTGCGTGAGGTCTTTGGAGCTGCCAAGATGGATTGGCGTGGAACTTATATGGGGGGCTACGTAATTTAGCTTAAAGGGCTGAATCGCTACGCTTCAAGTGTCTTGACCATGGGTAGGAGGTCAAAAGCTTCCTACCCATTCCAAGGTGCTCCAGGTAATAAGAGGAGGGAATATGCCATATCCTATAGAGTGGCCGATACCAAGTGCTACAGATACCTTTGCGACTATAGCTGGGATTAGCACCTTAGCTTTGGCTGCTAATCCGAGGCGGTTAGATGCTGAGTTCGTCAATGATAGCGCAGATACGATTTACTTGGCTAGAGGTAATGCTGCGGTAATTGGTTCAGGCATACGGCTAAATCCTAATGGTGGTAGTTATAGTATCGGACCCGGCAATCTATTCCTTGGTGATATCAATGCCATCAGCGATGGCGGTGAACAGATTGAGTCAAACATGACTATAAGTGAGGGGCATAAACCATGAGCGGAGGTAATGTTCATAATCCCTATGATGACACAGCTTTACTGGCTTTAGGCACTGCTCTTCAAGCAGATGTGGATGACATACTAGAAGACACTGATGCTATTCGAGAGGTGACGGATGCTGAACCTGTGCTTACTGAGACATCTGGTTCAATAACAACTACCGCAGCAGAGCAGAATATCTATATCAACAATGCCCCGGCAGGTGTTTTCAGACCAATATGCTTGAAGATAGACTTTAGTGCTCAGACTGCCACAGAGACTGTAGTTGTAAGAATTTATTATCGTATCTCCTCTGTGGGTGGTGCTAACTTGATTTTACAGGATACGGTAACTTATGCGGGTGTAGTTAGCCCTGAGTTAATCAATATAGATTTAGAACCTAACCGATATGGGGTTGCGGTGACAATTCAGAGAACAGTAGCAGGAGTAGACCGAGCTTACGATTGGGAAGTTTTTACGGAGGAGGCTCCATAATGAGTGTGCATTACGACGCTTTAGATATAAATAGAGACATAAGGCTTGACCTTCCTATCCGGGAAGGTGCGGGGGTTATTACTCATAGTGTGGCACCGTTGAAACCTCTTGTTGCATTTGTAGGCGCTCCAGCATGGACAACTCTTGATAGTTATTTAGGATGTCTTACACTTGATGGGGTTGCTGATTACCTATGGGCTTCAGGTGCGGATACTACAACTATGGATTTCACTTCAGGCGATTATAGCATCGCTGGTTGGTGGTTTATCCAGAGTGGTGACCCATCTCAAGAATTGATAAATCGTTTTGTGCTCAGTAATAACGGGTGGGAATTATACCACTATTCAAACCTGTTGATGACTTTACGCCACCATCATGCGGCTGGAGCCACAACGAGGACAGGCTGTTATTCTGCGGGTTGGGCTTATAACACATGGCACTTTTTATTGGTTACCCGGTCTGGAGTTAGTGGACAATTCTATCGTGGTACTCCTCCGGGTGACTTCACTTCTCTAACTACGGTTAGTGATGTGTTAATAGCCCCTGAGACCTGTGTTGCAAATCTTAACATTGGTGCTATTCCTGGTCCCACCAATCGGCACAAGGGTTTGTTCTGGAGACCGAGAGTATGGGCTAGGGCTTTAACTGAAGCTGACGGGCGGTGGATTTATGAACGTGAAGTGAGGTGGTTCTTATCGTGATAGACCTAATAGGGACACTGAGAAGAATATTAGTAGAGGTTATAGCCGCAAAAGCGGCAACGGTAATGGAGGCAACATAAGCTAGTCGGCGATAGGGGGGTTTGGTTCTCCTTTACCCCCTCCGCTGGCTAGGTTGGAGTAAGAATGTCAACATATAGTTATGACATAACAACTGAAATCGGGCAGGTGAGACGGCTCATCGATGACACGGACATTGTACCTACGTCTGATGCGTGGTTCAGTGACGAGGAGATACAGTTCTTCTTGAATCTCGGCGGTTCAGTCTTGATGGCAGCGGCTAAGGCGCTCGAGGCGGCAGCGGCTACCTTAATGGACGCTACGAAGGAAGAGAGGATTGGCGATTACACCTACAAGAAATCAACTGTAGATAATATGTTGAAGTTGGCTGATAAGTATGCAAAGCAAGACGCTTCAACTCCTTATCTTACCTGGGCTGAAATGGACTTGGCATCTATCGGAGAGACACCGGTTGTGGAGACTTAATGAGCTTTACAATTGGTGAGATAAAGACTGGCAAAGAATTAGGTAAACCATTAGAGCAAGTTAGGGAATTAAACCTTAAATCCTTAGGAGATAAGTCAGTTGTCATTTAATTCATTAATGATAAACACTTGCACCGTCCAACGTGATACGCCCGGAGCTGCGGATGCTTATGGCAACCCTGCTGAGGTGTGGGGCAACCATTTAGTTGATGAGCCTTGCAGGATAATGGCGGGGGTGTCTGGAGGCAATCTTAATGCTGGCAGAGAATTCAAGGTTGGTGCTGAGGTAGTTCAGGCAGAGTATATGCTATATATCGGTGACGTGGATATTACTGAGCAGGATAGAGTAGTTCTTGGTGGAGTGACCTATCATATTCTATTAGTAGATGAGAGACAGAACGGGACTGCTGTGCATCATAAAGAGGTTTGGCTGAGGGCTGTGAGATGAAAATAACATCAAAATTCACGCTTAATCTTAAAACAAAAGAGGTGCAGTCAGCGGCTCAACGTGCAGGGCGTTTGGGTATGAGGGATACTGTAGTCTCTATAGTGAGGGATACTATACAACCTCCGCCAGTGGGTTCACCTTATTTAACTGGACATAACAGGAGGTCTATGGTTGGTGAAGCATCTGGTATGGGAAGCCCTTATAAAGGAGCTGACTCTGAACCAGAGAGGGTGGTAAATGACAGTAAATTAGAAGGAGCAGTATATTCGACATCGGGATATGGTGGATGGCTGGAGATAGGAACACGCCGTATGCCTGCTAGACCCTATATCAAACCAGCTTTAGATAGGCATATTCACGAATTGCCACTAAACATGAAAAGGCACTTTGAGGGATTATGAACGAAGATACTAACAGTATAATCCGTGAGTATCTGGTAAATGAAGCTGTGCTGACCGCGGTAGTTGGGACGAGGATTTATTGTCCACGCCTACCAGAGAACACTACTCTACCAGCTATAAGCTTTTTTACTAGGGGAGGCACATCATCGCCTTACATTCCAGGGCTTCCAGAGCCGAGTGTGCAGTTTGATTGCTGGGATAATGACCCGTTAGATGCTAGAACTGTGTATCGTGCCCTCTATGACGTTCTCAATGGCGTACAGAGGGAAGTTGTCACAGTAAGCGGAACTGATTATATAATCTGGAGTGCTATAGAGGAGGTGCAAGGACAAGACCTCGTAGATAGCGACATCCAAGGTTATTTTAGGACTCTTGCATTTTTTAAGGTAATGATACAAGCAGGGAGTTAAAGCTATGCCAGAACTCGGAGATATAAGCAAAATACTGAACTTCTAAAAGAGGTTAAGCTTCTTCAATGGCAAGTGAAGGAAGGTATAACTATGAGAAAGTAATTAGCATTTTTTAAGTTTATGATTAAAGCAACATAGGAGGTGAAACATGCCAGACAACAATGAAGAAAAGGTTGAGGAGAAACCGAAGGTCGAAAGGAAAAAGAAGGTTGAACTCAGCCCGGAACATTTTGCGTCCCGCCAAAGGGCGCATGAACTCAAGGTACAAAAATTCTTAGCAGGAGGTGAATTCTAATGCCAGAGACAATCGCCAATGTATTAACAGGAGTAGCAACACTGGAGGTCAAAAATCCCGATTCCATGAGGGCTGAATGGTCTGATGAATATGTCTATCCAGGTGCTACTTACTCAGTAAAGTTATCTAAGGCTGCAACTGGCGACTATGGTAGTACCCATGTTCAAATTACACCATCCGGTGCTGCTGCGGCATTGACTTGCGCTGAGTGGACAGCTCTAGCTGCACGGTGGGGATGGGACCACAGACGGTCTGTAACCGCTGGAGTAGCCTGGTGGATTGGTATGGAGTGCCGTTTTTCTGACCCAAACTCTAATAGCTGGATAGATATAACAAGCACAGCCGAGGTTGTCGCTGGTACAGGTATCTGGGGGTCAGTGACTTTAGGTGCTGGTAACCATTTGACTGCTTATTATGGCGGATGGTCTGAACTGGATGGATCATTCTCTAATTATGCGCCTCAAGCATGGGCTGGTCTTGTAGCTGCTTGTGCTGCCGGAGCACTTGGCGTTGGTTGCCCTCTTCAAAATGCCGTTACTGCCCTCACGACATGGGTATTAACCCGTGTTAGGCTGGAACTATGGGAGACTGCCACAGAGCGACAATGCTTTGTCCAGAATATCTATCTTGAAGGGGTTGCTTATGACCTGGAGCCTGGTGATACTGGGACTGCCGGAATCAGACTATCATCCATGTTCACTGAAGTCGGCTATACAGAAGACGGTGTAACACTAACCTACACCGCAGACGAAGCCGATATTGAGGTTGAGGAGGAGACGTTCCCTATTGACCGGGTGATAACCAAAGAGACCTGTGAGGTTACCTGCAATATGGCTGAAAGCTCACTATTCAATATAGATAAGGCTATGGCAGGGAGTTTACTTTCAGGTAGTATCCTGAAGCTAGGTGCTGGCACGAATAAAAAGATGACCGTTCAGATTAGAGGCACCGACCCCGCAGGCTTTATACGTGCTATCAACATACCATCTTGCACTGCCACCGGAGCCGTGGGGATGCCTTACAAGAAAGGGGAAAAGACTGTCGTGCCGGTAACATTCCAAGCCCTGAAGACTGCTAACAATCCCGCTGTAACTATAGTTGATAACGCAGCATAAACAGAATAGAAAGGAGAAAATAATGGAAAGAACTGAGGAACAGAAGTTACTCCGTGAGGGAATTCCTGTAATACTAGGGGGTGAAGAATATAAAATCCGCCCCCTAGTAACTCGCTATTCAGGCGAGTGGCGCCAGAAATCAGTTCCTCTCATAACATATCTTTTGGCTTATGAGGATATGTTGAAGAGGGCAGGAAACACAGAAGAGGCACGAAAGTTTATTGCCGAATTCTATATTGTCAAAACAGATGCAATTATAGATAGTTTCTTCGAATATGCCCGGGAGTTAAAAAGGGAAGAGATAGAGGAGATTGCAACGGATGGCGAAATTGTTACTGCCTTTATGGAGGTGTTCAACGCTTTCGTTGCCCCTTTCTCGGAGAGTCCAGCCCCAAAGACAAAAACTTCACCCTAGCAGGTGCGTTTGAGTTTTTGATGACAGAGTGGCACCTGCCACCAGACTATATCTTGGACAACTGGACTGACGAACAATTCAACCTGATGATTGAGAAGTTAATAGAAAGAAAACAGCGAGAAGCCGATGCGATAGAGGATGCAAGGAAGGGTAGACATCATGTCTCGGCTGAATCGCTGGCTGCGACATCTAGGGGGATGATAGAGGTTAAACATGGCAATTAAGGGAGGTGCAACATTAGTATCTCAATAGGCGATGCCGTTTTACATATTGGTGCTGATACCTCTAAACTTGATAGATCACTGAAGGGTATCGGTGACAAGCTGACTAGTATGGGTAAAAACCTGACTATGAAGGTGACTGCGCCTTTGGTTGGGATAGGTATTGCTGCCTTCAAGATGGCGGGTGATTTTGACCAAGCATTCCGTAAAGTTAACGTTATGCTTGGTGCTAGTACAGAAGAGGCAATCGAGTATAAAAAACGTATCCTTGAAATATCAAGTGCTTCGGGTAAGGCTGGCACTGATGTCGCCGATGCCTTCTATCAGATTGTATCTGCTGGCTATAGGGGGGCTGATGCGCTAGACATTCTCGATGTTGCCATGAGAGGTGCGGTTGGTGGTGCTGCCGATACCGTTGCCACGACAGAGGCGCTTACTAAAGCCATGAACATTTTTGAGCTTGAAGGGGTTGGTGGTGCTACTCGTGCCATGGATGTCTTCTTTGGGATTGTTGATACAGGTTTACTCACATTTGAGGAGTTGGCTAATTCATTCCCAAGAGCAGCGACCATGGCTGCCGGGCTTGGTGTATCTATTGAAGAGACTGGTGCAGCATTGGGAACGCTAACAAAAGTATCAGGCTCTACAGAGCAGGCATCTACAGCCTTAAATGCAGTCTTTACACAGTTAGTTAAACCTAGCGAGGACTTAAGGGCTTTATATGAAAAGTGGGGGGTTAAGACTGGGCCTGAAGCTATTAAAAAATTCGGTGGGTTGCAGAATGTCTTAAAGCTGCTAACTATAGAAACTGGTGGTAGTGTGGACTCACTCGCAGCTCTATTCCCTAATGTAGAGGCTATCAGGGCTATCCTCCCACTGACTACTACCAATGCTCAAGACTTTGCCGATGCACTAGATACTGTTACTGCTAGTACAGGCAAAACAGACAAGGCATTCGATGAGATGGCTACTGGCCCTGGTTTTCAATTTAACCAGCTAATGACTAATCTAAAGAATGCTGGCATTACCCTTGGCGATATTATTGCCGAGAAACTAGGCCCAGCATTAGAGAATTTAATAGAGTGGGTTAAGGGAGTGGTAACTTGGTTTGGTGAATTATCCGATGGCCAACGAGGTCTTCTTTTCAAGACTATCGGTGCAGTAGCTCTGTTAGGCCCTCTCATGCTTGCGCTTGGGTTTGCTCTCAAGGTTGTTAGGGCGGCACTTTTATTGAAAGCGATAGCTCTCAAAGTGGTTACTGTTGCGCAGTGGTTATGGAACGCAGCTCTGATGGCTAATCCGATTGGTCTGGTGATAGTTGGAATTGTTGCGCTTGGTGCTGCTATGGCTGCTCTCGGTGTTCTTATTCATAGACACTGGGATGGCATCCTGTCGTTCTTCAAGAGAATAGGGGAGGGTATAAAAACTATATTCCTGAAAATAGCTGAGTTTATGTACGAACCGATTCGCAAATCAGTGGACTGGATTATTAACGTTGT